TTATTATCAACTATTTTACGATATGAGCTCTTTTGTACCTCTAATTCTGTATAGATAAATACAGTATCTCTTCAAGGCAAGCTTCTGAAAAACAAAAACAAGGAATAAAGAAGGCAGAAAGTCAGAAGGAAAAAAGAAGCAAATAAAGGAAATATACCTGACCTTGATAATCCAATACACACCAGATAGAACAGAAATAAAGAGAGATATGCTCATACACCATTAAGGTAAGCTTTGTAATTATATCATAAAAAGAAGTATACAAAGCTGAAAGCATATGTTAGATTGTCGTCTAACATGAATGAACTTATAACTACATTATGAAATTGGACACTTATACCGACACAGAGCTTGAAAGATTTGCTCTACTTCAAAAACTCAGAGAGTCAGCCTTGACTCGCCTTGTCTTCGAAAAGACCGATGGTACTCTTCGGCAAATGAATTGCACACTCAAAGATGGCGCATATCCAGCTCTAAAACAAAGAGATCTAATGGAGCAAATCCAGCCTCGTAATCCCAATGTATTATGCGTATATGATCTTGATAAGAACGCATGGAGATCTTTCCGTCTGAATTCCATAAAGAGTGTTGCTTGGTAATATGATTATGACATCTAAGACACTTCGTGATATTCCAATTTTGAATAAGCGTACACTGGCCGAACGCGTTGAGCTCCTTGTTAGAAAGGAAAATATGCGCTATTCTGAAGCCATTATTCACATCTGCGATGAACTAGGACTCGATCCTATTGATCTTAAAGACATGATAATTTCCTCACCACTCAAATCAAAAATCGAAAATCAATCGATTCAACTCAATACGGTCTATGGCAAAAAACGTTTAACAACCGCTACACTATAATATGAATAATCAAACATACACAAACTCCGACATGGATCCAGCCGATAGAGCTCTGATTCAATCTTATGTTGAGAAATACATCAATACTGGTGTTCAGCCTACCGAAAAAGACAAGGTTCAAATGCTTGAACTGACTAAAAAGTATAACATCAAGATCAACAATAATCCTCGCCCTATCTTATCCAGAGCCATTCGTATTCATCGAAATCAAACTGATGAGAACGGTCGAATCATTCCATACGTTCGTCAAGAAGCTAAAAAGGCATCTCAAGGGGCTATGAAGAAAGAATTGGCTCGTCTGAGGAAACAAGACAATCGTGACAATCGCTGAGAAGATAGCGCCTCTTCAGGCATGGCATATTGCCACGTCCATTCGTCTTCATTTCGAAGACAAACTTGATGCGGTCAAGTACCGCTTTAAGATGGTAAGTTTGACTCAGAAGGCTTTCGAGATTCGAAAAGATCGATATCATTTCGAGAAGTTGTCTCGTAAGCATTCAGATTTGAATGACGCTATATGGTACTGTGTGGCAAACGTATTGGCCGGCAATAAGTGGATTGGTGATATGAACGAAGAGCCTTTTATTGAATTAAAGGCATATCATGAATCGATGAAGTACCGCTTTGAACAAGAGCTAAAGGTAATTCGGGATAAGCATGGTAATGTATTCGATGAATTGATGAAAGGTTCAGATCGTCCTCCTAGAATATTGATGGCCTATGCGGCTTCAGAGGTTTCAATTCATGCTCTGAGTATCATTCAATGCCTGACAGGATTTCTGAATAATGAGATGAAAAATGTCTCAGATCCGCTTGGATTGTGGAATGAACATTCAATTCGTGTCAAAAAATATGCTCAGATTCTATCACGTGATTTGCATGTGCCAGCATATCGCGATATCGTAATTTCGGTATTTACATCCACATAATCCGTGATAGTATACATATAGTTGCAGTTGAGAACAATATTCAACTACACAAACAATACAAACAATACAAAATAAACATACATGTCATTCGAAACATTAAAACAAAATCGTACGGCCTCCATGAGCAAACTTCTTGCGGCGGCTGATAAACTTAAGACATCGACCTCATATGAAGTCGATGATCGCTTCTGGTCACCTACGGTTGATAAAGCCGGAAATGGTTACGCGGTCATTCGTTTTCTTCCAGCCAAAGGTGAGGATGTTTCTTGGATTCGTTATTGGGATCATGGATTCAAGGGTTCTACCGGTCGTTGGTATATTGAAAACTCTTTGACTTCGATTGGTCAGCAAGATCCGGTGTCCGAACTTAATACCAAGCTTTGGAATACCAGCACGGACGATAATTCGCCGGAACGTAAGCAAGCTCGTAATCAGAAACGTCGTCTTCATTATGTGTCCAATATCTTGGTCATTGCCGATCCGGGTAATCCGGCCAATGAAGGAAAAACGTTTCTTTTCAAGTTTGGTAAGAAGATCTGGGATAAGATTGACGATTTGATGCATCCTCAGTTTCCGGGTGAACAGCCTATCAATCCGTTTGATTTCTGGGGCGGTGCCAACTTTAAGCTAAAGATTCGTAATGTTGAAGGCTATCGCAATTACGACAAATCTGAATTCGAAGCGGCTTCTCAACTCTTCGAAGGCAATGATGACAAGCTTAAAGCCTTATATGAAAAGCTGCAACCGCTCCAACCCTTCCTTGATCCGAAGAACTTTAAGTCTTATGCGGATCTTAAGAAGAAGCTGATTGAGGTGCTTGGTTCTGATTCGGTCAATGGTCCTATCACGGCTGAAGACGTTCCAGCGCCTACTCCTTATCGCTCTGAGCCTACTCCGGATGTTGGAGCTACGGATGAAGGAGCACTGACAGAATCTGACGATGATGAAACTCCAAGTGGTAAAGATATTTCGTATTTTGCTAAGTTAGCTCAGAGCTAATCTAACAAATACCAATTAAATCACGAGCCTCGGAATGAAAATTCCGAGGCTTTTTTATTAGATAGCCGGAGCCAGAATCAGAGCCATTGAACGATCTGGCATCCAATGATTATTCACAACCGTTGTAGATATCTTATTAGACACTGGAGCTGATATATTCTTTCCACCAGCTGTCACGGTAGCAACGCCTCGTTGTGAGGAGAGACTCGCGGCTTCTTCATTGGCGACTGATAGTTCCGTGCCAGATTTGGATGGCATGTCTCTGATAGCCGCATTGATTCTCTCTAAAGCATTAGCTGTTTTTTCCAATTTGTCGCCGGCTTCGGCTAACTTCAATATCTGATCAATTGGACTTGTACCGGTAACTTTGCCAATCAAACCACCAATGGCTCCGCCAATGCCAGATGCAACTGAAGCATAAGAGAATGCTACCAATGCGGCAGATATCGCCGCAATCCCCGCGGCGGCTTTGAATAGACCATCTGATTCATCGGCCAGCTTTATTAGTTGTGAGACTCCTTCGACGGCAGATTCCACCATCATTTTGAAGCCCTTGGCCAGATACATGACACCTTTGCCTGCCCATTCTGCGGCTTTGCCAAATGTCATCAAAGTCAATCCTAATGCGGCCAGGCCGGCTATGCCAACCCAAAACAATGGATTTGCCGCGGCTTGACCAATAGCCGTGACAAACTGACCAATTGCACGGCCTGCTCCAGATGCGGCTCTCTGTAAAACTTGGACACCTTTATCTAAAGGCCCGGCCAATTCTGACATTGTCTTAAAAGCACCGCCAAATATTTTCATCATAGCGACGCCAAAGATGATGCTTCCCCATTTTACATTGCCAAATTCAACCAATGCTGAAACGAATTTGTGAAATGATTCAATTGTATTTTGAGCAGTTTTAGTACCAATTGCATTTCCAAGTGATTGAACCGCTTTACCAAATCCTGTAAAGAGAGGAGATATTATTCGAAGAACCACCAAACCTAATGTGACAGCCCCCCATGATATCTCTCCGAAACTTTTGAAAGCCATAGACAACGTATTAAAAGCTTCAAATCCCTTGGCGTAACTTTGCAAACCATTCAAAGCCTTGCCGGCTTCATCAAATCCTTTGGCTGATTTTTTAATAAGCCAAGGCAATACGGACATCATGGTAAATCCTAATGTCACACGTGCCCAATTAATGTCGCTGAATGTCTTTAAGGATTCTGATAGCAGATTAAAAGCATTAAAATTATTCGAATTCTGATTCAAATCTTTAACGGCTTTAGTAAATGCTTTAAGGCCGGGAATGGCAGATTTGATTGTTTGACCAATATGGCTTAATTCGTTAAAGCCAAAGGATACATTATTCCAATCAATATCCGCAAATGTCTTTAAGGATTCTGATAGCAGATTAAAAGTATTAAAGTTGTCTGAATGCTCATCTAAGTCTTTAACGGCTTTAGTAAATGCTTTAAGGCCGGGAATGGCAGATTTGATTGTTTTATCGATAACCCCTAATTGATTAAAGCCAAAGGATACATTATTCCAATCAATATCCGCAAATGTCTTTAAGGATTCTGATAGAACATTAAAAGCATTAAAGTTGCTTGAATGTTCATCTAAGTCTTTAACGGCTTTAGTAAATGCTTTAAGGCCGGGAATGGCAGATTTGATTGTTTTATCAATGTGGCTTAATTGATTAAAGCCAAATGTCACCTGGGCCCAACCAATCTCACCAAATGTCTTTAAGGATTCTGATAGAACATTAAAAGCATTAAAGTTGTCTGAATGTTCATCTAAGTCTTTAACGGCCTTTGTGAATGCTTTAAGACTTGGAACGGCAGATTTGATTATTTTATCAATGCGGCTTAATTGATTAAAGCCAAAGGATATGGCATTCCAATCAATATTCGCAAATCTATTGAGTGATGAACCAAGGACACCTAAAGCTTGTATATCTTTACCAGAAGCACCAAGACCCTTAAAGGATGTTAATATATTCTTGAATGGATCAGCTTTGATTGAATCGGCGAAATTTTTAAGACCCTCAGCCGCGCCTTTGCCAAATATGTTCCAATCAATCTTTGAAAATTGACTTAATCCATGAGCAATATCGCTGAATTGCTTTGCGCCAGGTAATTCTTTAAGCTTATCTCCTGTTGCGTTTAAAGCATCTATTATGGCTTTAATGTTTTCTTTAATATCGCCTGGCATAAATTCTATTTTCTATTTATAGCATCGATATCTTGTTTATGCCTTTCATTCTCCTTTTTGACATGGTCGATCAGCAAGGATACATAGATATCCCTCTCCCACGGCAACATGTCATTTAGTTCGGTCAGACTATATCCATGCCGCTGAGCCATTTCAAAATTTGTGATATAGTGATTACTCAGCGTATCGTGTGAGAGGCCTAGACGAAAAAACTTTGCAGGCCTTTAAGAGTCAGACTATGCTTCTTCTTACACTTAGGACAGGTATAATTGACTACTTTGGATAATTGCGGTTGAGTCTCAATATAGCTCTGAATCTGCTTGACATGAGCCGCGGAAAGGGAATCCACGAATTTGGTCATATCTGAGATGGAATAGTCCTCCGCACGATACACACCCTTGTCGTCATAGATTGTATCAATTGTGGCAATGATTGCATTGGTGATTCGCTGCCCTTTGTCATCGTCTTTAGTATTGGCATTCAACTTACCCAATGTGCGAACCGTGATAGGACGCAGAGTCATTCCAATGGTATTGCTCAATTCAATCTTATTGGAAGTAAAACCATTACCGGTCGAAACAGGCTCAATGGAATCCAGATCGATGTCCATTTCTATTTGACCAATGCAATCCTTTTCTTGGCATTTGAGTGTTATGGCAACATTTTCGCCGACCGATTTGGCTCGAAGTTTAAGAAAAAGATATTCCAGATCCGTAGTGGTCAATTCATCTGGATTTACCTTATCAAAGGTGCATCCTCGAATGATATCCTTTACGGCCATCATTATCTGTTTTTCATCCGCAGATTCAATCGCAATCATGAGGATCTTCTCCTCTTTGACACGATATGGCCGAATTTCGACGGTCTTTTTGGTTGACGGAATGGTTACGGTATACTTAGGTGTTTCGATTGTTGGTAGCATAATAAACTTTAATAATATGTATATGTGTTAACTATTTCTTCTGAACATCCAAATTCAATATGTCGTAATACGAGAATGTAACGGACAACTTTTGAGCCGTATCATTTGAACCTTGACCGTATTCTAATGCCTGTATTTGTGTTGGAAAAGCCTGTTGCAATTGAATACCATATATTCGTTCCATGTTATTATCCAATTGATAGATGTTGATATTTGTCGAATAGTCTTTGACATATCTGATTCGATATGTCACTGGATCAACAATCAAACTCGTCCAACGATCAAACAGATTCTTTGGAAAGAAATCACCTGTCATTAGAAAAACACATGTCACATCGACATTCGAATATCCATTCGGAATCTTATATGAATGACGATATGTGGAAAAATCAATGGTTGAAATTTGCCGGCTTGGCATACTGACCGACTCACAAAGAATAGAAAGATCCTGATTATCTGAATTCAATTCTCCAGGAGGCATGAATTCTACATCAAACTTGTTAGGTTTGGAAATGCCTTTACGCTTGGCAATAACTGATTTTAGATTTTCTATTGAACCGGTTTCTGGCATAATGCTTATTTATGACGTCAATATCCGTATTCCAAGATTCTTTAAGGTTTCCTCTGTCCACACTTGAAATTCGTATCCTTGAGATTTTGCATATTGACTGGCCGCTTCCCATTTAGAAAGATTTTTGGCATAAGTCATGACTTCCGTGATATACTTTTGTGTCTTTCTTTTAGGCTGCAATGGTGGAATTGTCTGACTTTTAGGCTTAATCTCTATCAAATAGGTCTTTCCATTGCTCATTGAAATCTTAAGATCTACAAAATATCTATGAATCCTACCATCGGTTTTGCAGATATAAGGAATGACAACCTCTTCAGAAGACCAGATTTTTACATCTGAATTGGAATCAATCCAGCGAAAAACCTGTCGTTCCCATAAAGAGCGAAAGAAGACTTTTGTCGGATCACCATTATATTTGGCCGTATTTTGTATTGTGTATCGGCCTGAATAAGCCATATAAATAGTTTCAAACGTTATTTATATGGCTACACCTATTGTCTTTCCATCTGATCTAAGATCACTGAGTGGAGATCAATCATATCCTCAGATTGAATTCACCGTCATGGAGGATAAAGTAGGCGGAAATTCTTTTACTTCAATATATCTTCCTATGCCTGCTGGAGTGAATTTTTCTGATGGAGGCTCATATTCAGAATTGTTTCTCGGTGACATTGCCGGAGGTGGTGGATTGGAAGCTCTGAGTGGTGCGATGGAAGGCGATATTGGAGGAGTTGTCCAGGGTTTAGGAAATACTTTGAAGCAGCAGGTTAGTTCTATCAAACCTCGAATCAAAGCCGCCGCGGCCAAATCACTTTTGGCTTCGGCTGGAGTCACGGAAGAAATGGCAATGTTTGCTCAGAAAAAGATCAAAGCGCCAAATCAAAATACTACTTTTACTGGTAATAAATTGCGCACATTTTCATTTAGCTTTAAGCTTATTGCCCGCTCTGAAGAAGATACTCGTACTATTGATACGATGCAACGAACATTTCGTCGATACACATATGCGGGTTCTTCGGACGATGCTCCTAACGTGGTCTTAGATTATCCGCCTCTTTGGCAGATTAAATTTTTGTTGGGTGATAGGGAAAATCCATTTTTACCTAAAATATTTGCCTGTTATCTTGAAACCTTTGATTGTTCATTTAATAATGAAACCAGCGTATTTAGATATGATGGTTCTCCATTTTCTACGGCATTTTCACTGTCATTCAAAGAAACCAGAACGCTTACTCGTAAAGATATTGACTTACTATCAGCCAATATATCTGATCGAGGTATTGATCCTAAAACTGGTATGGCCACATCGAGTATTCCAAAAGGAATTCAAGTCCCATCGATGGTACCATCCGCAACGGTTGAATCTGGTAGAAATGGTAATGTGAATGCGCCAAATAACAGTTCAGGGCAATTCCCTGGTTAAATTTTAAGATATGTCATTCTTTAGACAATTCCCATTGGCCGAATATGATTTGCGGAAGACTGGCACTCTGAATCGAATAACAGATCTTTTTCGAAATGTCACGTCTCCACAGATCAAGCTCGATCCAAGTATTTCGTACATAAATTATCAGATTCAGAATGGCGATCGTCCTGATATCGTATCTGAAAAACTGTATGGTGATCCGGATTACTATTGGACATTTTTCATCATCAATGATCATCTGAAATATGGTCATGTGACATGGCCTAAGTCGCAATACCAAATGGAACGGTATTTGACACAGGAATATGATGCTTATTCCGTGATACAAATGGCAGATGATCCTGCAGATCATTATACGACTTATGACAAACCAGTGACGGCTGATTCAATGGATTTTTCCGTAGACTCAGAAAGCGTAACGGTAGATATTATCTCTGAAAAAATTGAAGTATCCACATCAATTGTTGATAGGGATAATTCCATTATTTTTACCGGTTCTCATTATGTGTATAATCGATGGAATGATACGGTTCGAAAGATCATGAAATATGATCCATATATGCAACAATTGTGGATTAAAAATGAAGGTGCATCAGATGAATTTTTAAGCATTCTGGAACAAAAAGCCTTTAGCGTTTTTGAATTGACATCATCGCTCAATCGACCAATATCTCCAGCAATCGTAACACACAATAAAGGCTCTACTAAAAAGATTTTTGATCGTTTCATTCCAATAACCGATGATATTTCTGGTAAAATCCAATATGGATTAAATGCATTTGCATCACAAGGAAGGAATGCGATTCATCATTTTATTTTCTCTCCACAAGTAGGAGATTATGTTCAATTTGAAAGCACCTTTAAGGCAAATGAATTATGTGACGGTATCAAAGGAATGGTCACGGCAATGATTCCACCATATGGAACCGCATATGGCGGAATTACGGTTGACAATAAAAGGCATTTTTATTTCACTGAACCGGAAGGATTTTTGGTGACAATGAATGATGTTATGACCACTTTATATAGTCCAGATGTTGCTGGTGGAAATACTGAAGTTTGTCATGATATCATAGCACCACTTAATCGAATTCGTCCGGTGACCTATGCTGAATATGAAAATCAATTGAATGAAACAAGATCATCAATTCGCGTTATCAATCCAACTCATATACGGGCGTTTGTCAAGCAATATAGGAATTTGATCAATGCCTAGTATACGCGCTAATGTAAAGCCAAATACGGATAAGGCACTAACGGCTTTATCATATACCATTGATGGCATTGTTCTGACCAATCATAAAGGTCAAACGGCCGATATACAAAACATTGTTGCTGATTTTACAATCACGGAAAGTCTATACACGGCATCGATGATTTTGCAATTGAATATCAAAGATGCGGCCAATTTCATTGAAGAATATCAATTAGTTGGGCAAGAAACAATCCGTGTAAAGATTGGAAGACACGATTTTACTAGAACAGATTGGACAAATATTGATCTGATGTTCTATGTGACTGAATATCCCATATTTGGTCGTGATAATAGTCAACAAAATACTCAGATCTATTCCATCACGGCCGTCTCAAAACAAGCTTACGTATCCGCATTCAAACGATTGTCAAAGGCCGTAGTTGCTCCAATCTCAACGGAAATTGAAAAGCTTTTGAAGAGCGAATTGTTGGTCGATCCAAAAAGAATATCCGTCATTGAATCTACGGTCGATCGAGTCAATGCGGTTCTTCCATACATGAATCCATTGGATTCGTGCTATTGGCTTTTGCGCCGAGCCTATGATTTTAATAGCCGGCCATTCTTTCTGTATGAATCGATAATTGATGGTATTCGCATGGAATCATTGACTACGCTGATTGATGAGAAAAAGAATCCGACCTATAGAACATATCGTGATGCCAAGGTGTATGCAAATGCACCAGGAACGGCTGACTTTTTTGAAGAGCAAATAAGCCGTATATTTGATTTGACATCAGATTTCAAATTGTCTAAAGTCATTCCAACCGTAAGCAATGGTGCATATGCTTCAAAATCTGTACTGCTTGATCTGTGCACCAAGACAATCAAAAATGAGCTTTTTAGCTATAACTCAATCAATCCAAAAACCACATTAAATTCCAATCTGGTTCTATCAAAAAAATATGGTATTCCATATACCTCTAATGCAGACATCAGAGATATAGGCACGATTCATGATGCATTTACCGAATATCTGCCTATCAATTCATTGGCCTATTCTGTCAATGGTTCAGCCAAAAGTTATCATGACATGATGGTAAACCGCCTTGGAACATACAATTCTACTACGGAAACACTCGATACGATCACACACGAGCTTCAGGTGGCTGGCGATTTTAGTCTAAGACCTGGGCGTAAAATCATTCTGGAAATTCCAAAGGCAGTTGATTTGAAATTGTTTACTAAGCTCAAAGCAAAGATGAAAGGAAACTACGATGATTTGTTTGATCGTACGGTTTCAGGTAAATACTTAGTGACATCGGTCATTCATCAATTTGACGAGGAATATCATTGCCGCATGCGTGTCAAGCGTGATTCATTTACATTTGATCTAAATAATTCTTAATATGATAGCTACACATCACAAAGATGATTTTGCAAGCAATGGAGGAGGATTCTATTGGTTCCATGGAGTGATTGAAGATGTGATGGATCCAATGCAACTCGGAAGAGTCAGAGTTCGTTGTATCGGATATCATACAGACGATCGTGGTCTTCTTCCTACCTCTTCATTGCCTTGGGCATTATGTCTTCTTCCAACTACCTCGCCATCTACAATTGGTGCTGGTAATTTGAAAGGCATTGGACAATCCGCAACTGGCATGGTTCCTGGAACATGGGTTATTGGCTTCTTCCGCGATGGTCCCTCAGCACAGGATCCTATCATCCTTGGCTCGATAGCATCTAAGACGGCAAGTAAACCTGATAAAGCCAAAGGGTTCTCAGATCCATCCGGCACATATCCTGGAAATACTGGTTCTGATATACCGGCTGAGGCAATAAGTGGTACGGCCACAGCAAAGAATACATATGGTTCTTCAGTAAGTCCAGGCTCATATATTGCTCCGACCTATCCATACAATCAAGTCTTAAAGACTCGCTCAGGGCATGTGATTGAATATGATGATACTCCGGGAAAAGAACGCGTATCATTTATGCATAAGTCTGGAGCATTTATTGAAATTGATCCTTCTGGAAATATCAATATTTGCGGTAATCAAATTCGCATTAAAGGTAGTCGAATCGATTTGAATTGACGCTATAAATAGATTCAACGATGAGCTATTCCGATTACAATTCACCAAATTCACGTATTGTTGCTCCAGTACAGAAATACTCGGATTTGGATTTGCGTGATCCTTTCATCTCTCCTCTCAATAAGGATGTCAATCCTGTCATTGATATAGAAGCGGTCAAAAATTCCGTACGCAATCTGGTTTTGACTAATTTCTATGAAGTGCCATTTGATCCATATAAAGGCTCAAACATTCGAGCCCTATTGTTTGAAAACGCGGATTCGTATACGGCAATGGCCATAAATAAAGAAATCACACGAGTGATTACTCAATATGAGCCGCGAGTCAATGTATCTGTAGTCAATGTGATCGATCAGGCCGATATAAATTCTTATGCGATCACGATCAATTTCAATGTTATTCAATTAAATATTGAGACGGAAGTCAATTTTTATCTGGAAAGAATTCGCTAATAGGCATATAAATTAAATTTAGAACGATATGGCACAACCACTTTTGAATGTAACAGAACTTGATGCGGATCAAATCAAGGCCAATATGAAGGCCTATTTCACGCGTCAGGATTCACCGATCAAGGATTGGAATTTTGAAGGTTCTGGCCTAAACATGCTTTTGGACGTCTTGGCTTATAATACGCATTATAATGCAATCTTGGCTCACTTGAATCTGAATGAAAGCTTTATCGATACGGCGCAATTACGCTCATCCGTGATATCTCAGGCCAAACTGCTTGGTTATATTCCAACGTCTATCACGGCCGCAACGGCCAAGGTTTCGACTTCATTTGCCTCTTCGAAATCTTTAACAACCGGTTCTGAAATAACAATCAAAATTGGAAGTAAATTTACCGGTACTTCTCCAAATGGTTCATTCACGTTTGTCACTACTCAAGATACCAAAGCTATTGCAACTTCGAGTAATAGTGGATATACGTGCAACTTAAATCTGATTCAAGGCATACTTAGATCTCAGACATATCAGGTTGACAATTCTTATGCTGGTCAAAAATTTGTGATTGATGATCCTTCCGCGGATATTTCGACTCTGAAGGTTCTGGTATATGACACGGTAGACAATACTAATTATAGTGTTTTCATTCCAATAACGACATATATTTCAAGTGGATTCAATGATCTGGCAAACGTCAATTCCGAATCTCAGATCTATTATCTGTCTTTGAATAGTCAAGGCAAATATGAAATTAGATTTGGTGATGGCGTTCTTGGAAAAGCATTGAATAGTTTGAATATTGTAAAGCTAACATACTATTCCACTGAAGGTCCATTGGCCAATGGAATAACGGATTTTCAGTTTGCTGATTCGGCAACCGATACTAATAATAATGTGCCTATTGATAAAGTCAATGTGACATTGATATCCGAATCATCTGGAGGCAAAAATCCTGAATCGACCGAATCGATTCGATTGAATGCTCCAGCATCATTGATAACACAACGCCGTGCCGTGACGGCCAATGATTATATTACACTTCTCAGAGACAATTATTCTGAGAACATAGGAGAAGGCGGCGTCAATGTATGGGGTGGAGAAGATGAAGTTCCATTCGATCCAATCAATGCGGCTCAATATGCAGGCAAGGTTTTTATCTCATTCATCAATGATAATATTGATAAAAATGATGTGCTTTCATTTCTTAAGAAATACAAAGTCATGTCCGTGTCTCCTCAGATTATTGCAAAGGACACCATTAAAGTGGCTTTGAATGTCAATTTTAGATATGATCCAAATTTAACGAGTAAATCTGCATCTGAATTGATAACGGATGTTGAGAACACTATTAACAATTATAATAATACTTCTCTTAAGAGTTTTACTGGCATATTGCGTCATTCAAATCTATTGACCAATATTGACAATACAAATCCCGCAATATTAAATTCGGATATTCAGGTATCATTTTATAAGACGTATAGTATCAATCCATTGACGGCAAATCTTGATGTTGTCGATAAAGGCATAGCCAGCATTCCAAATGGATTGGTCACGTCATTTGGCAATAAGCTTTATGGATCTATAGATCAGTCTAATTCGATGGTATCGTCATCTGGATTCTATTTGAATACAGCATCAATGCAAAACATTATGCCATCACAGCAACCTGTGATTATGACGGCTACTTGGAGTGCAAATACCACATCGATGACAATTCTCTCAAGTCCTGGATCAGTGGATACTAATGCCTCTGGATATAATTTGACTAATGCATATTTGGTTCGTAATGCGGTGGTTACTTCTTCACAGTCTGGTTATACCACTTCGACGATCTCGATTGCATCGATCAATAATACTGGTACGGTAAGTGTTATTACACTCACCGGAAATATTAGTACTATTGCTACTACTTCCGCAATAGTATATGTCACTCCACCTGCTGGAACATACTACGTGAAAGATGCGGATGATCCGCTTTCGACTACGTCGCGGCGCCTATTCATGTCACCTAATCCGACAAGTGTGCCTGTCTCAGATCCTAAATTCAATTCAACTGGCACGGACATTCAGATTGGCACATTATATCCGGATACTGGAAAACTTGAAATGTATCGATACATAACCGGTACGGCCGCTTCTAGTGCTAGTGGTAATACGACTACTGATATTAAAGTCGGTTCTATAAAACGAGATGATGGTGTATCTACGTCTTCAATAAACTTTCTTACGAATCAATTTAAGAACTGCGTGATCTATATCACGGCTGGTGTCAATTATCAACAAAAGAAGGTTATATCATCTAATACGAGTGATACTTTAACTCTGGACACCGCTTTACCTGCGGCGTGTGATAATTCTTCGCAATTCATGATTATTCGTTCATGCATTGACATAACATCGGCTTCTACGATTGACATCTTTTCTAGGCCTGCATCAAATGATATTTCTCCAAATCGTCAACAGCTATTGGATATTGTTTCAAAGAATGTGACAGGTACAATTGACATTGGAGTAGTAGGAAATACCTCTTATACAACTTTCCCGCGCGATCCATGACATCTACATTAGGAATCAATGATACGCAGCCTCGCAATCTAGAGGCGCCACGATCAGCTGAACTAATTCCAGATCAGATACGTTCTGGAGCAAATAATTTCCTCATTCTTCTTGAGGAATATTATAAGTTCATGAATGTGGCCGAATTGACCACGGCAACTACGGCTCGGCCTACTACTACGGTTTTGAGTGGAAAGAATTCTTCTGGACCGTCAAATATCATTCATTCCATTTTGGCTGAACTTGATATTGATCAGGTCAATCTGGATTATTTGACGCATATTCAAACTGCCGTGGCTCCGCATATTCCGATTCCGACATACATGTCGTCAGATCGTACGGATTTTTATAAAAGGTTGAACGATATTCAATTGGCCACTTATCGGGCGAGCTTATATCAAAAAATCGTCAAACATTTCTATAACACACGGGGTTCTCGGAATTCCGTGTATAGTTTTTTTAGGCTTCTTTATAATGATACGGTCAACGTATTTGATATATCAGAATTTCCGATCATTACGGATGAACTGATGTATTCTTTTATTAGTGAATGGCTATTAACATCCGGATGCACTAAAGAAAGTATCGATGCATCTGTCGAAATATCATTGTCTGATGTAAAATATACCAGAACGCCAAAACAAGCTTGGTTGCCTTTTACATATGTAATTCAAACAGCTATTCCAGAGTCTGATTTTGAGCGTGCATATAGAACT